GCTCGCGACGCCCGCAGCCGCGAGTGCCGCGGCCGACGCACTGAGCGCCGACGCCGCGCCGATCAGCGTGACGCCGCTTGCGGCGAGCTCGCCCGCAGACTTGCTCAGGGCCGCCGCCTGATCGCTCTCGTCGCCGCCGGTGAGCCCCGGCAGCAACTTGGACGCGAGCTTGGCGAGCTGCTGGCGAACGATGAATCGCGTGATATCGGCAGCGATCGAGTCGAAGAACTCGCGGAAGTCCGCCTTGCCCTTGGTGAAGAAGTCGACCAGCGTGTCCTCGAGGCCGCTGAACGCGCCGGCGATGATCTCGGCGCTCTGGCCGGCGATGTCCTGCGCGGCCGCCATGTAGTCCTCCAGCGCGGCGCGCGCGCCGTTCTGCCACTTGCCCATCTCGGCAAGGCGTTGCTGCTGGTAGTCGCGTTCGACCTGCAGGCGGCGCGTGTAGGAGTCGCGCAGCGCGGCCTCTTCGTCGGCCAGCGCCTTGGCCGACTTGTCCTTGGAGTTGCGGCGGATCTCCGCCAGCCCGTCCTCGTACTCGCGGCGCAGGTCGAGCTCACGGCGGAGCTGTTCGACCTGGTCGCGCCCGCGGCCGATGCTGAGCAGGTCGATCTCGACCGAACGCCGCTGGTTCGCCTCGCCGACGGCAAGCTGTTCCTTCAGGCGCGCGAGATCCTCGTTCGCCTTCTTCTCGGCCTTCAGCGCCTCGGCGAGCTTGCCGGAGGTCTCGAGCTCCGCGAGCGCGGCCTCGATTTCCTTCTTGCGCGCGCCGGTGACGGTGCCGAGGATGCGGCCTAGCTGCTGGCGCGCGGTGACGCCCAGGCGCTCGCTCGCGGTGAGCGCGTCCTGCGTCTTGGCCTCCTGCTCGTTCAGCGCGATCTGCTGGCGGATCTGCTCGAGCAGCGACTTGCCGGTCTCGACGTCGCTCAGCTCGCGCGGCTTGCGGCCCTTCGGCGCCTTGCGGGCGTAGCTCTCGCGGATGGCCGCGATGCGCGCGTCGATCTCGAGCTGCGACTTGCCCGCGGCGACGCCCTGCTTCTTCGCCTCGGCAATGTCGCGCTCCATGCGCTGGCGCTCGGTAGCGAACCGCAGACCCGAACGCTCGAACTCGTCGCGTGCTTTTTGCGTCGCCGGGTCGATCTTGGCGTCCGCCAGCGGATTGATCGCCCGGTCGTGGAGGAATGCGTAGGGGTCGGACGCGGCAGGCGTGCTCCGCGGCGTCGCGCGACCGCCCTTGCTCGCGAAGCTGTCGAGCACGGCGCCGGCCGACGGCGATGCATTGCGGATCGACTGCAGGAACACGGCCTGCGCGACCGCGGACTCGCGGAAGCCGCTGACGATCTCGTCGAAGGCTTCGCTCGCGCCTTTCTTGACGTTGCGCCAGAAGCTGCTCCACAACGACAGGTCGCTGGTGATCTGGCCGGAGCGATCGTGGATGGCTTTCGCGTAGGCATCCGCAGCGACGCGCGCGGCATCCGCGGATCGCCCCTGCTCGTCGAGCGCCTCAACGGCGTTGAGCGTTTCCTCGGTCAGGAAGCGCTGCACGCCTCCCGTCTCGTTGAGCTTCTTGATGTACTCGACCGGCGCCTCGGCGAGGCGCGCGAAGTCCTGGATGGTCGCGTCGGTCGAGCGGCCGGTCGCGTCCTCGAGGTCGATCGTCGCCTGCGCGACGGTCTTGATCTGATCGGCCGCGATGCGGCCCGTCGCCACCACCTGCGTGATGACCTCGGACGCCTTGCCGGCCGTCGCCGCGGTCGACTTGTCGAGCTCGCTGGCCATCTGCCGGAGATCGCCCACCGACAGCACGGCACTCGCGCCCGACGTGATCAGCGCCTGATTGAACGCATCGGCCTCGTTCGAGGCCTCGCGCCATGCCGCGGCCAGGCCGACGGCCGCAGCCGCGGCGACGCTGTACGGATTGAGCAGGCCGAGCAGGTAGCCGCCCATCGAGCGCGCGGCTGCGCCGACGCCGCCGAACATGTCCTTGAGATGGCCGCCCTGCTGCAGCAGCACCTGCAGCGGACGCTGCCCGGACGCGAGGCCGGTCGCAATGTCGGTGAACTGTGCGGGCAAGCCGCGCGTGGCCGCCTTGAGCTGCGCGGCGGAGATCGCCGTCTCGCTCAGCGCCTTGGACTGGCGCTGCAGGCCCTGCGCCTCGAGGACGCGCTGGCCGCGCTGCGTAGTGAGGAATGTCGACAGGCGATCGCGCACGCCATTCTCGGCGGCGAGCCCGGCGGTGAGGCGCGCGTGGGCGGCGGCGGACGCGCTGACGGCCGCGTCGCTGCGCCCAGCGGCCTGTGCGACGCGGTCGACAGCGGGCGCCAGCTTCTGCGCCGCCTGCTCCGCCTGCGCGCCGCTCTTGGCCAGGCTCTGAAGCTGCTGCTCAGCCTGGGCGACGCCCTTGCTGGTGACCTCGATGCCCAGGCTGGCGATATCGGCCATCGGTCACTCCGTGTCGGCGTGCATCACGCGCAGGGCCTCGGCCTCGAGCGTTCGGATGCAGTCGAAGGTGTCGGGCCACTCGGCCCGGGGGACGCCCTGCAAGCGCAGGACGGACGGCAGCACGCCGTAGTCGAGCCCCGTGGGGCCGCCTGCGCCGGTGCGCCATTGCGTTTGCAGCGACACGAAAATGCCGACTGCGGTGACGTTGTCGGGGAAGATCCCGACGTTCTGCTCTTCGAGGTCGCCGAGGGTGAGACCGAACGCCGCCAGCTCGGCGGCGTCCGGCCCCTTTTCGTACATCGCCCTCGCGACCGCCTTCAGTTTCCCGAGCGGATCCCCGCGAGTTCGCGCACGTAGTCGCCGACGATCTCGCGCGCCGCGCCCGGGTAGGCACGGCAAAGGCGGTCGACGTTCTCGCGGTTGAACTCGTCGTCGAGATCCCAGCCGACCACGCAGTCGGCGACGACATCGACGTCCTCCGCGTCGCGCGTGGCTTCGATCCACGCCTGCAGGCCGTCGCGATCCCGGTACTTGAACGTGAGTGCGACGCTCGCCGAGCGCGCGCCCGGGACGGGGATTCCCACCTTCACGGTGAAGGTGGGGTCGGGATTGAGCTTCAGCTTCGCCATGCGTCAGCCTCAGCTCGCGTAACGGACGGGGTCCGGGTTGAGGAACGTGGCGGTCATCTCGAGCGCCATGACCTCGTTCACCGTCAGCGACGGGCTCGACGCCATCGAGACGAACGCGTAGTAGCAGATCTTCGCGCCGTTCGGCAGCGACAGGCGCAGCGCGCGCGGCGCGCGGTCGTCGTTGGCCTTCTTGGCCGCGATGAAGCCGGCCAGTGTCGGATCGTCGGCCACGCTCACCGTCAGGCGCGCCGGCGACTTGAACGTCGGGATGGAGGTCGCCGAGTCCGACTCCAGGAACTGGTAGTCGGTGAACTGCTGCTCGCCGCCGCTGGTGCCGGTGGTGAGCACCTGCTGGATCTGCGTCCAGGTCGTCACCTTCCTGGCTGAGCCGATGCCCGAGCCGGCCGGGTAGACGTTCGTGTCGGTCGTGTCGATGCCTTCCAGTTCGAACGTGTTGGCGGCGACGTTGGCGACGCGGAAGGTGCGGTTGTTCAGGCGCGACCAGCCGGACGAGAGGGTGACGTAATCGCCATTGGACAGACCGTGCGCGGTCGAGGTGGCGACGGCCGCGGCAGCATTGGTGATCGCGGTGACGGTGAGGGCGGAGCCGTACGCGCTTCCGATGTGGATCAGCGCGCCGTTGGGAAGCGAGACAGCCATGGGGGGTTTCCTCGGGGGTTCGCCCGGCACGCGGGCACAAAAAAACCGCCTTGCGGCGGCCGGGTGGTTGCGCTTGCGCGCGGATCAGGGCGTGACGTCGACCCGGTACGGGATCGAGACGGGCACGCGATAGCTGGTGTCGTCCTGCAGCGCGGGAGCGGCGCTCGCGGGGTTGGTGATGTGGACGGCGAGCCCGCCCTGCGGCAGCCGCAGGTTTACGGGGAACAGCGCCTCAAGCTCGCCGGCGATGGCGTCCGCGACCGCGGGGCCCGCGCCGATCGGCGCCACCACCATCACCTGCAGCAGGCCGCGGTAGGCGCGGTGCGCGCCGTCGAGCGTGTCGCTGGTGGTCGTGGCGGGCAGCAGGTTGGCACGCAGGTAGAGCGGCGCGGACGGCGCGGCGACGTTCTCCCACGCGATGGCGAGCACTGGCGTGCGCGCAGCGGCCCATGTCGCCAGCCGGGACTCCAGCGCGGCGCGGATGAGCGCGCGGCTCACGCGGGCAGGCTCCGGGCGATGGCGTCGACCATGGTCTGGAACTCCGTCACCGTGATGCGGACCATGCCCGCCGGCGCTTGCCGGCTGTGGCCTTCGTATTCGATCTCGCGCACGTACGGCAGCGAGTTCATGAGGTAGATCGGCTGCAGGCCGTCAGCCGCGCCGATGGTGGCCTGCCCGCGGTTGATCGCGACCTGGCCGGTCTTGTCGGGCGCCGCGCCGGTGGTCGTGTTCGGCGCGCCCACGCTGACGAACCAGTTCGCGCGCAGGCGACCGCCGACGTAGCCGGCCGGCGGCTTGCCCTTCCAGAGCGTCGGGTTGCCGACCGGCGTGCGCATGACGACGCGCGTCAGCGTTTCCAGTGCCACCTTCCGCACGACGGTGCGCGCCTGCTCCGGCGCCTTCTCGGCGAACTTCGCGAGCGACAGCGCGAACGTGTCAGCCACGGAGCTGCGCTTCGTACAGGACCGCCGTGCCGGCGGGACTCAACGGGCGCACCGCGACGATCTGCAGGTCCGCGCCCTGCCACGCGAGCACGTCGCCCTGCCGCGGTGCGACGCTGGCGTCCATGTACGCGCGGCGGTCGCCCTGCCGGATCAGCGTGCCATCGATCTGCCTGTGGTCGTAGTCGACGACGACGGCGACCGTCGGGTGCTGCGTGACGGCGGGCGTCGCCGTGCTCGTCGCCGGGTCATAGGTCGCATCGCCGAGATGCTTGAGCACCGCGACGGCGCCGAAGCGCTCGATCAGGCGCGAGGCGGTCGCGGCGGTGCGGGTGTAGGGGAAGGTGGTCACAGCTCTTCCTTGCGGTCGGGCTCCGGCTTCCACGTCATGCGGCGCGCCTTGATGCTGCGCTCGCCCGTGGCGATCGCCTTGATCACGCGGTGGCGGCCGTCGGCAATGCTTCCGTTCCAGTCGAGCAGGATCGGGTATTCGAGGTCCGCGTCCATGCACTTCTTCACGTGGAACGCGAGCGACAGGATGTTCGCGTCCGCCCAGATCACGTCCGACAGGTCGAGCGCCGCGACCGGCACTTCGAACACCGGCAGATCCTTCGCGTCGTCGATCAGCCGCGCCACCGAGTAGCAATTGCCCTCGCGGTCGCGGTAGTAGTCCTGCAGCGGCTCGGCGTCGCGAAGCTTGACCTCCGGGAACTTCATGCGTCGCGCGCCTTCTGGACGCGGAAGCGCGACACTGCCAGCGTGATCTTCACCTCGGCCACGCTGTTGCGCTCGAACAGCTCAGGCTCGATGGCGACGACGCTGTTGACCTTGTGGCCGTTGAGGTAAAGGCCTCGCTCAGGGCCTTCGGTGACGAAGAGCACGTCGGTGCCCTGCTCCGCCAGCACGCTCACGCCCGCGCCACCCGAACCGCGCCCGCGCCGACCAGCCAGCGCGAGAGCATCGCCTCGACGAACGCGAACCGCGTCGTCTGCCGTGCGCCGGCGGCATACGTCACCGAGACCGGCCCGACCGTTTCGGACACGACCTGCGCGCCCTGGTCGGCCAGCAACTCACTAGCCGCGGCGCGCAGCGCGAGCTCAGCGTTCGCGCGCGCGATCTCGCCGGGGATAGGCGTCGGCACGATTACGCACGTGCGCGGCCAGTCCAGCGCCTGCGCGATGGTCATGCGCGAGCCGCGCCATGCGCCGCCATAGACGGCGTTCATGTAGTCGGCCGCCCGGCGCAGCGCCTGCTCTTTCGCGTCGGCAGTGAGCGCGGCCCACGCCGCGTTGCCGCGGTTCGCGTGGTACGTGTCCGCGTCCGCGACGCTCATGTAGGCCTCGGCGTCGGAACGACCCGAGCCGTCCTCGACGACGAGGCTCACGGGTCAGTCCTTCGCCGGCTTGGCGGACTTCTTCTCGGCCGGCTTCTCGCTGGCCGGATACTCGTAGTCGTCCGGCGCGAACACCGCGTCGACGATCGTGTAACCCTTGCCGCGCAGCTCGGCCTTGCGCTCCGGCGTCACCGGATGCGGTTCGTAGATGATAGTCATGGGAGTCTCCGAAAGGAGGGGCGGCCCCGGTGGGCCGCCCCGTCAGGTTCAGTTCTTGGCTTCGTCGCCGATGGCGATGACGCCTGCCGTCTGCTTGATGTCGGCCACGACCTTGTCCCAGTTGGTGCCGGTCGCGAGCGCCGAATCCGACGGCGACTTGCCGCCGTTCGCCTCGTCCCACGTGTAGCCCTTGAGCGAGAGCGCGAACGTGTAGTCCATCTGCATCGTGGTCTCGATGCGGGTCTGGCCGTTCTTCGTCTCGATGTTGGAGACGATGTCGCTCGCATCAGACACGGTGGCGGCACCCGCCACCAGCGACAGGACGCGCTGCTTGTTCGGCGTGCCCGCCGCGCGCAGCGCCGGGGCGTCGGTGACGATGATCGCCTTGCCCAGGATGTCGAGCACGCGCACGCTGCCGGCGGTGAAGAGCTGCGCCGAGTTCGTCAGGGCCTGGCCGAGCAGCTTGTGGTACGTCGCGCCGTTCATGACCTGCGCGACCAGCTCCGACGAGCGATCGCCGAACTTGGCGTGCGAATCGTTCAGCACCGACTGGTTGATGCCGTTCGTCGCCGACGCGTCGTTGGTCGCGCCCGACTGGTTGGCGATGGCCGCGCACAGCGCCGCGATGGCGGTGTTGAGCTGGTCGCGCAGCAGGGCCTCGGCGAAGTTGCGCGAGATGACCTCGATGCCCTCGGCCGTCGGCTTCTGCAGCCACGACATCTGCGCCGGCTCGAAGCGGATCGGGCCGAAGCCGCCCGCGATCTTCACCGTGCTCCACTTCTCCTGCGTGAGGTCGGTGGCGGTGGCGGACGACTGCGAGGCATAGCGATCGACGCGGCGCTGCGCGGCGTGCACCGACTGCCAGAACGATTCCTGGAGGAAGTCGCCGGTGAAGCCGGACGTGGTGAGGCGGATCGCGCCGTTGGACGCCGCGTTGAACTTGTCGAGCATCTGGCCGAGCGTTTCGAGCGTGGCCGGCATGACGAAGTCGTTGAACACCTTCATCTGCGAGGTGGACATGGGGAGGTTTCCTTAAGACTGGGGAAGGTTGAAGCGCTGGGCGATGGCCGCCGTGCGCTCGTCGCGAGTGCCGCCGAGGTCGGACTTGGCGCCGCCCGGCTTGTAGCCGTGGCCCATGCCGCCGCCGCTGGCGTCGGGCGCGCTGACGAAGTGCTTGCCTTCGTCGCCGCCCGCCCATTCCGTGATGAAGTCGGCCAGCGCCTTGTCGCCCGCCTTGACCACGCGCGTGCCGTTCTCGTCGACCACCTGCGCAGCGCCCGAGAGCAGCGCCTTGGCGGCCTTCAGGTGCACGGGGTTGGTCACGCCGGCCTTGGTCAGCGCCTCGGTGAGCGCGCCGTCGCGCAGGCTGGTCGAGTAGGCGCCGTCGATGTCCGCAGCCCGCTTGGTGGCGGCTTCCGCGTCGGCGACCGCCTTCTTCGCGGCCTTCTCGGCGGCGCTGAGCTTGGCCTTCAGGTCGTCGCGTTCGGCCTCCAGAGCGGCGTGCTCCTCGGGGTCGATCGCGCTGTCCTTCTGCGCCTTCTTCAGCTTGCCGAGCAGCTCGGTGTTCTTGTTGCGGAGACCTTCGGTCGCTTCCGCAACGGCGGCGTCGATGGCGGCTTTCAGCTCGGGGGAGCTGAGGTCGATTTCACTCACGGTTTGCCCCTTGGGCTGGTGATGCGCTTTGCGCGGAAGGCGCCCGCATGGCGGAAGCCGGAAACGAAAAAGCCCCGCACTGGGCGGGGCTTTGGATTGGTCGGAGCCGCGGAGTTAGCGCGCCCGCTCCGTACTGGGCTGCAAAGACCCAGCAGGCGACGCTCGGGCGGAGGGGCCGCCCTTGATCACTGCCGGATTACCCGCCGGCTTCCACCACTTCGGGGTTCGGTCCGACGCACTACAGCGTCGTCATCTCGCGCCGCCTGCCCTGCGTGAGGCAGATGACGCACAGCTTGGTGCTCACGTTGCCGCAGCGCGCGACCACGTACTCACGGCCGGCGCAGGTGCCGCACTGCGGCATGCCCTTCTGTCGCGTCTTGCGCAGCTTCGCGCGCACGGTTTCCGTCGGCGACTCGGCCGACGATCCGCCTTCGATAACGCGAAGCGTGGCCATCGTGGGAAAGCGTGACACGCACGCGCGCCGAGTCAAGTGCTCAGGCGCTTCCGCAGGTCCGCCAGCGAAAGCCACCGGCCCTTGTCGTCGTGGAACCGATCCACCGTCAGTTTCCCGGCGCGCAGCAGACGTGCGCGCTCGACGCCGAGGATCTCGTCCTGCCTGTCGGCGGGTTGGCGTGCGAGCCACTGGCCGTACGTCTGCTCGGCGGGCACCTGCCCGTCCATGCTCGCGCGCGTGCCCGCGCTCAGCTCGTCGGCGTCGATGCCCAGCTCGCGCCAGGACTTCAGCACCGGCACGCTGACGCTGCGGCAGTTGAAGTGCAGCCGGCCGGGCCCGGCGCCCCACGGCACCTTGTGGCCGATCGGCGTGTGCTTGCCGTCCGCGCTGTACTGCAGGCCGTCGCGCACGCGGCACGGCGGGCTCGTGCGGCTGTCGAGGGTCGAGACCCAGCGCACCGCCTTCACGAGGTCGGCGTTCGCGTCGACCAGCGCCTGCCGTGCGGTCTGCGCCGTGTGGCTCAGCGCGGTCTGCACGACCGTGGCAACGTCGCGGCGGCTGCGCTCCAGCACACCGTCGCGGTACTGCAGCGCGCGCGTGCCGCGGATTCGCTGGATGATCGCGCCGGTCGTCTCGCCCTGCATGAAGCCGTCGCGCACGGCGTTGCGGACGGCGTCGAGGCGGCCGGCCTCCAGTGCGCGCGCCCAGTCGCGCAAGAGGCGGCCTTGGAACGGTCGGCTCAGCGCGGCCGCGTAGACCTGCTCGGCGCTCACGCCGGCGAGGGGGAATCGAATCTGGATGGCCGACGGCACGGCAGCGCGGTAGGCCGCCAGTTCGCGCGCCGCGGCGAAGTCCGCGAGATCGCGCAGCTCGGGCTCCAGCGCGGCCTGCAACGCTTCGTAGGCCTGCCGGTTGAGCTCGCGAACGCTGGCCAGCAGCGCGTCGAGGCGCTCGACGGTGAAACTCTCGCGGTCGAGCCGCAGCAGCGCCTCGGCGAGCTGGGTCGCCAGCGCGGCGTCCGTGCGGTTGAGCACGGCCACCATGCGCCGGATGACGCCCGTCGAGTACCGGCTCAGGTCGACGGCCTGGTCGACGGCCTCATCGACGAGCGCGAGGTTTGCGGTCATGGGCTGTCTCGATGGTGGTTGGCGACGGGCGGGCGTCGGTCCGCTGCATCCCCACCCCCGCCGCTATCAACGGCATGGGGCGGTGGGGGTTAGGGGTACGTGGCCGAACAGGCGGTGGTTAGGCGAAAGCTTGCTCACGGGCGACAGATCACCACCATACGGCCCACGTAGAGACTCCAGTCGGTGCCTGCGAGCCCCGTGAAACGGGTGTTGTTGCCGCTGGCCGCAAAGTTGCTGCCAATCGTGATCGGTGCGTTTCCGAACCCTTCGACATAGATTTTGTCGCCGGCCTGCAAATCGGCCGCCCATGTGTTTGCGGCGGCAACAGCGTTGCTCGTTGTGAAGCTCCACGCGCCCACGTCCATGAAGGTCGCGCCCCCGGCCACCACGCGTCCGGTGCGCTTGTATGTTGCCGAGCCGTTGAGTTGGGCGTTGACTAATGCGTCGCCGGTCTGGATCGGCCGATACACCCGCACTTTGGTCTGTGCAGCGGCAGTCGCGGGAACTGTTCCCCCACCGCCGAGGCTGATGCGCGTGTTGCTTCCGCTCGCCGACATCGTGGAGGACGCAGGGATCTTGAACGCCCTGTTCGCGCCCACGGTATGCACGACGTCATACGTCGAAAGCTTCGACGGTTCCTGCCCTACCGCGTAAGGGCCAAAGTCGAGGAATACGTTGCCCGCAGTCACAGTGACCGCCGGCGCGGCAGCCACCAGCGCAAAACGGGTTCCGTCCTCGACGGCGCGCGGATAGACGGTCCACGGGTCGTAGGGGTTGCTTCCCACCGCCGCTGCGGCCGATGCCGCATTGAAGGGCGCCGGGGCATTGACCCAGTTGGCGAAGTCGTCCGCCTCGGCCTCGTAGCCGGCCTGGTTCTGGTGGATCTGGTCCGCGAAGTAGATGCCAAGCGCGGACGGCGAGGTCGTGCCGAACAGTCGGCTTTGGGGGTCGTAGATCAAGACGTCCGGGTGCGCCAAGCGCACGTCGTAATGCGCAAGGCGCACGCCGTCCGTGTATATCTGCGCAAGCCCGGTAGGGTTTACGGTTGTGCCGTCGGTGATGTAGTTGGCGCCCGTGTTGATCGTCAGGTAGGGCGCCGGGATACGCAGCACGATCTTCGCGGCGGGACGAGCCGCCTTGATGTTCGCGACCAATTGGTTCAGCAGCGCCGCGCCGTTGGCCCGGATGGCGGCAGTCGTGAGTCCCAGCCCGCCCTGCCGCACATCGTTTGTCAGCCAGCAGGCCACGACCACCGAGGGCGCCAGTGCCATCGCCTCCGAGAATTTATTGGTGCCGTTGCCCCCCAGATAGTCGGCAAGCGTTTGCCCGTTGTTGCCCATCGGCACGATGGCAGACGACGAGACGCCCTCCATGCCTTCGCCGGGCTGGGTTCGGGCGTTCTTGAGCCGATCCCATAGGAAATGCGCCGAGGTTGTGTTGTCGGTATGGCTGTCGCCGATAGCCACCAGCGGATTGCTTGGCGTGATGCCACCGGACAGGACCATCTCGCGGATGGGCCGAGCGAAGTCGTTAGCCCCCACCCCCACCCCCGTCACCGCACGGGTGAGGGGGGAGACGCGTGCGTCGAGCACGCTCGTGCCGGAAATGATCCTGCCCATCAGGCGCCCTCCCCCACAGTTGCCAGCGCGGGCCCATCGGCCGCCGCCTTCTCCAGCTCGTCGGCCGGGTCCACGTCGTCGGCGATCACGCCTCGGCGCTGCAGCTCGCGCAGTGCGGTCTCCTTCGACAGCAGGCCCGACTGCTGCAGATCCTTGATCAGCGTCGCGCTCGCATCGGACAGCGTGGCCGCGCCGAAGTCCTTGAACAGCGACACCGAGCCGGCGCGGTCGAGGGCGGCGTACTCGGCCGCGTAGACGAGCGCCTGGTCGAGCGCGTCCTCGAACTGCTCGGTGAGCCGCTGCAGGTCGCTCTTGTTCGCCTCGGCGTCGTTCGCGCTCTCGGTCGCCGTGCGCTGGCCTGGCTTCTTGACCAGCAGCTCTGCGCCGGTCTGGATCATCTGCCCTTCCAAGTCCTCCAGCGACTTCGCGCCGGCCTCGATGGCCGCGCCGCCGTGCTCGACGAACTTCATGTCGCCGCCCTGCGGCAGCTTGACCGCGGTACTCGCTCCCACGCTGAGCTGCCATGCTTCGTCGTCGACGCCCATCACCGCGAGGATCGGCACGCGCGCGACGTGCAGGATCGTGTCCTGGTCGCTTTGCGACTGCCAGTGCTTGACGTTGAGGTAAGCCAAGTCCGCGAGCGGCGGCGCGCCGACCATGAAGCCCTGCCGGAGGCCGTAGAGCGGGACGAACGGAATGTCCCGCAGTGTGGTGCGGCCCTCGCCGTCGAGCACCCAGCCCGCCGCGCGCTGCGCGAACACCTGCCAACCACCCGGATAGAGCACGCGCACCAGCGGCACGACCTTGGTGCCGTACGGGCCGTCCGGTTCCTCCCGCGATTCGGCGAGGCGAAGCTGCGACAGGCGCACGCGGCCGCCGACGGTCTCGGTGCGCCAGCCGAGCACCTGCTGGTGCATCACGCGCACGAAGTAGGGCCGCAGCCCCTCGGCGTCGGCCTGCGCGAGCGTGCGGCGCCTGCCGGGCTCGGTCGGGGCCGTGGGCGGGTACTCCACCAGGATGCCGGCCAGGCCGTAGCCGACCGTCTCGGCCATCATCTGCGCCGCGAAGGCGTGCAGGTTGACGCCCTGCCGGTCGATGTCCGTGGCCCACTGCTCGATCTGCGGCGCCGCCTCGGACAGCGTGAGCGCCTTCGAGAACGGCTTGCCCGCCATCACGCCGACCGTGCGGCGAAAGGCCGGGAACAGCGTCGCGGTCTCGAGGCGCGCGGCGTACGCGGCGTCCTCCTCGTTCGGCCACTGCGGCAGCAGCGACGTGCGCGCCTTCCGCATGGCCGGCGTGCCGCCCATAAGCGCTTCGATGACGGACCACTCCGCCCGCAGCGCGCGGATCTCGTCGTTCGGGTCGTTGACGGCAATCGGCATTTCAGAGTCTCAGCGACTGCACCACGGCGACGCGGTGCTTGATGGGGTAGCGGTACGCGACGAAGTAGCCCGCGGCGTCGACGACGTGGTCGAGCCCGCCGGCCTTGTCCGGCTCGCCGTGCTTGTCGTAGGCCTGTTTCTCCAGGCTTTCGACGAGGTCGGGGCACCCCTGCGGGTGCACGCGATAGCGCCTCACGCCCTCGCTGTGGATCATCTTGTTCATCGCCAGCACGCGGTCCTTGACGCGCGGGTTGGCGGGATTCACGCGCACGGTGAAGCCGGCCTTCTTCAGCACGGCCAGGTCCGATTCACTCGCGTTGTTGCTCTTGCGCGACGCGCCCGATGCGTCGGGATAGACGTAGATCGGGTGATCCGGGAAATCGCGTCGCAGCAGGGCCGCCATGGCCGGCGTGTCGAGCACGCCCGTGCGCTCTTCCAGCGCGTGCGGATCGTCCCCGCGCAGTACGTGGATCACCGCGCTCATCTTGCCGACGTTGAAGTCCATCCCGACGTGCAGCGGCTCGCGCGGCTGGATCGCCTCCCCGCTCGCGTTGGCCGTGCGGTCGAAGGCCGGATACACGCTGCCGGCCACGAGGTTCACGAACTCGCCGTCGAGATAGGCCGCCAGCAGGTTGCTCGGATACGTGCCGCGCAGGCTGTCGATGTAGCCGTCCGGCAGGTTCGCCGCATTGGAGAGCGTGGACGCCTTGATGATCCGGTAGCCCGGCCCGCCTGTGCGCACCCAGCGGTCGTAGACGAAACGGAACCCTTCCGGCGTGGTCGCCACACCCACCGTGTTCGCCGAGCCATCCGGCTTCTTCTGCCGGTTGCGGCTGATGATCTTGTTCCAGGCGTCGCGCGCCTTGTCCTCGGGCAGCGTGTCGAGCTCGTCGACCAGGCTGTCGGCCACCTCGTAGCCGATGATCCGCTCGGGCGCGTCCATAGTGCGGAAGATGAAGCTGCCCGCCCCTTCGACGTGCAGCATCTTCTCGTTCTTGTTCTGCTTGTACGCCAGCCCCCACGCCTCCAGCGTCTCCATGAAGCGCGGGAACGCGATCGTGGTCACGAGGTCGTACGTCGGCAGGTAGTAGGCCACCGACTGGCGCGGGTACTGCAGTTTCAGCGCGATCGCGCGCGTGACCGCGGCGTGGGTCTTGCCCGCGCCGAAGCCGGCCACGAGCGCGGGGAAGCGGTCGGTCGCGGTGACGAAGTCGTACTGCGGCCCCGTCAGCTCGACGCGCACGTCAACCTTCCGCGGGCGCGCGGACGATCTGGATCACCGGCAGGCCGTTGCCCTGCACGTTCGCATCGAGGTTCACGTGCTCCTTCGGTGCGCCCCAGCCGCGGTTGAGCAGCGCATTCGCGCAGGCAACGCGCGTGGGCCAGTCGGGGCATTCGAGCCCGCTGGCGAGCGTCTGGATCGCGGCCGCGGTGTGCATGCGCGCGAGTTCCGCGGCGGTCTCGCCATTCGGCCCCACGCGCGGGCTGCGGCCGCCAGGATTACCGGACTGGCCCTTCTTCCAGGTTTTGTCGTTCGCGTGCTTCGCGGTGTCGTCTTTCTTCGCCATGAGCGGTCAGCCTTGCCGGCCGCCTCCTTCAGGTGGAGCCGCGCCTCGCGCGGCGGTGGTGTTCAGCGGATGACGCCGGCCGCCTTGAGCGTCGCGAGGCACTGCGCGGTGTCGACGCGCTGGCCGAGCACGGCCTCGGCGTAGGTCTGCCAGCCGTAGGCGTAGAGCTGGTACTCGCGCACGTCCTTACTTCCGGGCGGCGGCGGACTGGGCGCTGCCATCGGGGGCAGGTCGTAGGCCGCGCAGTCGATCCGTGGCGCCACGAATGTTCCCGGCAGCTTCCCGGTCGAGGCGCACGAGGCGGTCATCAGGGGCAGGACAGCCAGCAGGCACGGCTTCACGAGGTTCACGGGCGATCTCCTCCGCCTGCTGGCGGCGGCTTTGGATGTCGACGATTCGGTGCGCGCTGGCGACGCGCGCGGTGATCGTGGCGTCGGCCGAGGCGTTGTCCGCCTGCAGCACGCGCTTGGATAGCTCGATGGCGGCTTTCGCCTGCTCGGCCGCGATGGCTGCGCGCTCGGTGCGGGCGCCCGCCTTGAACTGGGCGTGGCCGTAGCCCTTGAGCGCGAGCACGCAGGCCAGCGCCACGGCGACGCCCCACGCAATACGCGAGCGCAACAGCACGAGCAGGAAGGCGGTCATCGGGCGAGTCCGAACAGAGAGAGCACGAAGCCGAACCACGCGGCGGCCTGCTCGGGGAGGAGCCAGACGACGATCACGGCGAGCAGCGCCAGGCCGCCCACGAGCTTTCGCATGCCGAGGGTCATTGCACGCCTCTTTCGCAGATCGCCCGCTCGTGCCCGCGGCGCAGGGTCAGGCCGCGCAGCGTGCGGCCTGCGGCCTTGTCCCACCGCGACAGCTCTGCGCACGCGCCCGGCCAGTCGTTGGCGAGGGCCTTCTTCTGCAGGGTCGAGCCGCACACGACGCGCGGCCCGATGTTGAATGTCGCCGAGACGAGCGCCAACTCGACCTGCACGAGCTTCGGCATCGGCAGGCAGCGGTTCACCGCCTCGCGCGCGATCGCGAGGTCCGCCTGCAGCAGCGCCTCGCACTGCTCGCGCGTGTAGCGCTGGCCCGCGCGCACGTCCGGGCCGGTGTGCCCGTAGCAGACGGTCAGCACGCCGACCGCGTCGCGGTAAGGCTCGTACCGCACGCCCTCCCACTGCGCTATGACCGCGCTCGCGAGCGCGACGACGCCCAACGCGGCGCCGGCGAACGCTTGGCGGCTCATCGCGTGAGCCACCACGTGCGCACGCGCTGGTACAGGGACCAACCCTTGTCCGCGATCAGCAGCAGCGAATAGGCGAGCGCGGCCGCGGCGGCCCACTCCTGAATCGTCCAGCCGGCAAGCGTGCCGGCGATGAACCCCGCCGCAGCGCTGCCGTTCGCAGCGTCGACCAGTTCCTTGCGCATGGGGCGTCTCTCAGTGGCGTGTGTCATCGCGTTCGGCCTTGCCGGCTGCGTGAAGGCGAATGTGTTCGGTGCCGAGCTGCAGGACGAGGTCGTCCATGTCGCCCGTGTGCCAGGCCGAGCCGTACTCGCCGCGCAGGCCATACAGCACGAACAGGTCGGTGATCTCGCCGCGCTCGGCCGCCTCCAGGGCATCGCGCAGGATCGCGACGAGCTCCGGGTCGGCGGGCATGGCTAGGCGGCCGCGAGCATCGCGGGGTTGACGGTGTGCCGCGCGACCTCGCCGTACTCGGCGTGCAGCACGACGCAGTGCATCTGCCGACGCGCGCGCCAGCCGCCCGCGGTCGCGTAGGCGTCCTTCGCCGCGAGCGTGCCGAACGTCTCGACGGAGACGCCCGGGTATTCCTTCACGGACTGGTGGTGCACGTGGCCGAGCCACCAGTAGCGGTGCTCGGTCTCGCCCCAGTCCTGCGGACGATCGGCCGCCATCACGCCGGGCAGCTTGTCGCCCTTGCAGCTATGGCCGTGGTGCAGGCCGACGAGGCAGCGGCCATGCCGCACGTAGGTGAACGGCGCCGGGCTGGTGTCGATCTCGACGCGCGGCTCGTGCTCGTACATGTGCGCGAGCGCGGCCGACAGCCAGAGCGCGCCGGTGTCGTCGTGGTTGCCGACGACGTTCACGACGCGCACGCGCTTGTGCTTGGCCAGCGCTGAGGCGATGCACTGGCGCATGACCTTGATGCCGACGCGGATCATCTTGGCGTAGCGCCCGTCCGAGTCGAGCACGTGGCCCGATCGGCTGGTGACGGGCTCCATGCTGTCGTAGTGGAACCAGTCGCCGAGGTTGACGATCAGCGCCTCGGCGGCGGGCGGCGCGCCCTCGACGAGCGCGGCCATCGCTGCGCATTGCACGCGCTCGGCGATGGCGAGATCCCAGTCCTCGCCGCATTCCTCGCGCCACGCGCGCATGCCGATGTGCGCGTCGCCGATCGGGTAGGCGGCCATGAGGTGGCGCAGGTGCGCGCCGGCGGACGGCGTCGGCTCGACCTGCGGAAGCTCGGCCGTGAATCCCTCGCGCATCGCCGCGAGGATGGCGTCCCACTGCGCCGGGTCGATCGCGCTTTTGACCCACTGCTGCGAGATCGTGCCGTCCTCGCGGTAGGCCGTGCTCACGCCCTTGACGAGGAACCCCGGCGGGACCGGGTGCGTCATGTCGAAGGCGGGTGCATCGCCCTGGCGCGCGCGCGTCGCGGTCTCCGCGAGCTGGGCGGCCTCCGCTGCCGCCACGAAGAAGCTGTGGCCCTCGCGACAGCGGCCGCGGCCTGCGCCGTTGCGCTTGGCGTCGGCGCCGCACTTGGGGCAGATCATTCGCGCGCCCCGCGCGCGACCGGAGCGCCTGCCGCCTCGAGTTCCTTCTGCAGCAGCGCGAGCGCGCGCCATGCGACCTTCGCCGAGTGGCGGATGCCGTCGCTGTCGACGGTGCCGCGCTCCATGAGGTGCCGCACGAGCGCATCGGCCTCGTCGCCCGACTTCCCGCGTGCCCAGTGCAGCGGCTGGCCGGGGTTGTGCTGGTCGTTGCCTGCCTGGCTGCAGCGGGCGACTTCGGCCAGCGCGGCCGGGAAGTAGTCGAGCACGCCGGAGGCCAGCGGGAGCGCCTTGCGCGCCGCTGCGTCGGTCGGGAGGGTCATGGTCAGCTCCGGGCGCCTTGCGCCCTCGCGAATAGGTGCCGGCGTGCCCCAGCGGGCAGCTTCAGCGGGGGTCGGAGCCCGCGGCCGGCGTAGGTTTGCGGGGTGGTCGACGCGGCTCGGTGTGCCAGAGGCCGTTGGCGCCCCTGACCCAACGCTTACGCGGCCGCGATGCGCGGAATGCCGCCATCGAGCCGTAGATGCGCAGCGCGAATGCCTTCGGATCCGCTGCCTGCGCCATCGGCCACCCCAAACGAAAACGCCCCGCACAGAGGCGGGGCGTAGTTATCCAGACTGGGAAATCGTGACGCGCTGGCGCGTGGAGTCAAGGGCTAGCGGACTACTGGCCGTAGTTGGGCGGAACGCTACCCTTCACCGCGGCGTAGATGGTCTTGAACGCTGCGGCCACCTCGGTCGCGGCACGGTCGGGCACATTCGCGAAGGCCGCGTGCTTGCTGCTGATCAGCGCACGCGTCAGTTCGGTGGCGATTGCTTCGGCGCTCATCTTCTCGTTCATCGCAGGTCTCCTCGCTGAAGGGAGCCCAGCTTACCGAGCGGGTGTCCCACCGCGCGAGTCGGGCCTCAGCCACATGTACCGCCCGTCGCGCGCTCGGATTCGATCGTGCCCCGTGATCCACATCAGGCGCTCGAGCGCGACCTCAGCACTCCGCCCCATCACGCCACCTTCCCCCAGCCCTGCGCCCGCTCCGCCTCGGCAAGTGACTCGTCCGCCGCGCGCAACAGGATCCGCCGCGCCGCCTCGACCAGCACGCAGTAGTCGTCGACGTCCATGCCCTCTGGGCACGGCAGGATGCGCTGGCCCATGGCGACCATGTAGCCCGAGTCCGCCACGACCTGCAGCCAGTGGCGGTTCCGATGCACGAGCCGGCTCCGGTCCTTCCCCATCGCGATGCGCAACCCGCGCGCCACGCGCACGGCGTGCCCCGCCCGCCCGGTCGCGAGGTCGCAGGCGATGTCCGGGCCGATGTCGTCGGGCCCGCGCCGGCCGAACGCAAGGGCCGCGGCGACCAGGTGCACGGTCGGCACGCGGCGCGTGTCCGAGCCCCGCCCCTCGACCGGCTCGCGCCACGTCGAGCAGCCGGCCAGTGTCATCACGCGCTCGCGGAAGTCCGCGCGCTCGTGGGTGAAGGTCTCGGCCGCGCATGCCGTCTGCTTGCTCCCCATGTCCTTCCCCTTGCCCTATGCCGCGCGGCGGCGGCTGTTGACGGTGACGCGGCGGCTCGGCGCCTGCGGGATGCCGTGCTGGCGAACCCAGTCGCGCAGCTCGTCGAGCACGCGGCGCGACGTCGGCAGCAGCCCGCCGTCGGCGTCGAACACGCCGAGCAGGTCGTCCGGGTGCGCGTGGTCCGGGCGCTCGAGCGTGACGCGGCCGGTCGGGTCGACGCACAGCGCCCACGGGCGCGCGAGCTCGACGAGCCGCGAGGCTGCGCGCCAAGTGATTTCGTCGAGGGTCTGCTGGCCGATGCGGCCGCAGGCGTGTTCCATTCTCATGCGAGCACCCGGATGAGCACGCCCGCGACGACCGCGAACACGACGACGTGGATGGCGAGGACGACCCACGCTGCGGCGTCTTCGCCGATGCGGGGCGCGAGCGCCGGGACGGTGTAGCGCTCGACCAAGGCGAGCAGCGCGTACAGCAGGGCCGCGAGTGCGGCGCAGGCGATCAGGTTCATGCGGCCAGCGCCTCCAGGGCGAGGTAGTCGGTGATCAGGTCGATCGCCTCGCGGTGCCCGCGGGCGACCTCGGCGCGCCAGCCTTGGCCGCGCAGGTGCGCCAGCCACGCGCGCTGCTCGGGCGAGGCGCGGCCGGTGTCGGTCTTGAGTTCGATGGCCAGCCCGACGTACGGGCCGCGCAGCAGGGGCAGCAGGTAGTCCGGCACGCCGCGGCGCACGCCTTCGGCGCGGAGCGCGGCGGCCGTACGGCGCGCGCGGTGGCCGCCATTGGGCACGGCCGCGAAGAAGGCGAGCTCCGGGTGCTCGACTTCCATCCCGCGGACCCAGCGCATGAGCAGCACGGCTTCCATGTGCTCAGTCGAGGTCGCGGTCATGCCCGGACCCTCACAGCAGGGATAACCGTACGCAAAACGTCGGCGGGTCTTTTGACGGTTATAGCCCTTGCTATATAAGGCTCAGAAGAAAGTAAGGAATAAAAAACTACTACTACTTTTTTTAGAGTATTTACGCGTACGAGGGGCCTGCCGGAATTTGTTCCGGACTTAGCTGAAACCCTTGCTGCGCTTGGCTCATAACCGTCTTTTTCGTCGGGACGGTTATGTCGACGGTTACGCTGCATCGTCGCCCTCCTCCGCGTCGGCGCACGCCACCCAGGCGATCCGGTTCTTGCCGCGACCGCCCGGGCCCTTGCCGAGGTCGACCCACGCGACCAGCTCTTCGCTCTTGAGGCTGTCGGTGACGGCCTTGCGCATGCGCGGCTCGAGGCCGGCGTACGGACGGCAGTTGCGGCACAGCTCGCGTTCGGTGAGGCCCTTGGTGCCGCCGCGGCGGATGGCATCGAGCGTCGCCCGCTTCCACACAGCAAACTGGCTGTCGTGCATGTGCTCGCGCACCGATGCGATCGTCTGCGCCGTGTAGTGGCGGACGTAGGCGATGGCCCACTCCGCGTGCTCGACCCGGATCAGCGGCGCGGTCACGTTGTCGGAGACGGCGAGGATCAGCGCGATGCGCAGCGCCTTCTCGACCGAGCGGCCTTCCAGTTCGGCCAGGTTCTCGAGCTCGAGCTCGTCCATCGAGTCGAGGCAGTCGGCCTCGTACTGGCGGAAAGCGGCGCGCGCCTCGACGGTGAAGTCGACGACGCGCGGCAGCGGCACCTGGTCGTGCGCGGGGTCCAGCCCCTGCAGGTTGCCCGGGCCGGCGGGACCGCGCGCGGCGATGCACCACTCGACGACCGAGTCCGGCACCTCGAGCGGCTCGGCCGGCCGCGAAAGCTGGCGGCCGGTGTGGCTCTCCACCACGAGCAGGCGGTTGAGGAAACCGCCCTCGATGGCCTGCTCGTTGAGCGCGCCGTAGAAGGTGCGCGGCGTGGTCATGCCGAGCAGGCTGATCGCCGGGCGATGGATGACGCGGCTCGCGAGCTCCTGGCGCTGCTGCACCGTGAGCGTCATGGTCGAGTAGCCCAGCGGACGCAGCGAGCCGTGCAGCACGCCCCATGCCTGCGTCAGCGCGTCGATCGCCTGGCGCTTCTGGTAGTTGTTCGTCGCCCGGGCGTTGCCGAGCATGGCGCCGAGCTCGTCGATGATCGCGAGGTGGCACGGCTGGTTGATCGCCGCCGAGAACACCGCGCCGTCGGACGTGTAGCCGCCCGGACCGATCAGGTGGCCGAGCTGCGCTGCGGTGAGCACGGCGTCGACCACCGTGCGCGCGTGCTCCTTGCCCGACGCCGACTTGCCGACGTTGACGAAGTACAGGCTCGGCCAGTTGTCGCGCGTCGTCTTGAAGCGGCGACCGAGCACGGCGCAGCCGAGCGCGAGCGCGGCCTGCACGGCGAACTGCGGTTGCGGTTTCGGGGCCGAGCGGTTGGCGAGGTCGACCACCACGCCCAGCGCGCCCGGCAGGCTCAGAAGGTGCCCCGGCGTCGCGTTGTCGGGCGCGGTGAATGGCAGGACGTCGGCAGCCGGCACCGGCACGCGCGGCGCGTCGCCGTTCCAGCCCGCATCGCGCGCCCACACGAAGATGCTCTCGACGTGCAGCGGGCCGTCGGCGCGGAACGTGCGCCACTTCGCGTCGGTCGTGCCGTCGTAGTTCGCGGCCGACTGGCTCCACGTGTCCCAGATCTCGAACGCCTCGGGCGCCGCGGTCGAGTGCAGCGCCTGGCCGACGGAGATCCATGTCGCGTAGTCGGCGCTATCGAGGTGCGCGAGCGCGGCGCGCAGGTCGAGGATGCGCTGCGGGTCGAGGTAGCCGGCGCCGCCCAGGCTGGGGCCGGCGGTGCGCACCGGTGCGGGCGCGACCAGCCAAGCCGGCGGCTCGGCGATCGGGAACCCATCGGTCGGATCGGCCGAGCCTTCCCAGGCGTAGGTGCCGCCCGTGGCGTGGATGCTCGGCTCGGCGATGATGTAGCCGCCGGTCGACTTCACGTCGAGGCCGCGGCCCGGGCTCTTGAGGCGGCCGCCGGTGTGGCGGAACAGGTAGTGGTAGCCGCCGCCGCCCGTGAGCTGCATGGCGGTGTCGGGCAGCGCGCCGTGCATGCGAATGATGTCGGCGAGCGTGTCGTCCGAGCCGTTGCGCGGATCCACGTCGAGCACGTCGAAGCCCGACGGCTCGCCGGTCGCGATGCCCACGTTGGCGTGCGGCATGCGCGCGAACCACTCGCGGATGCGCGCGGGATCCTTCGTGGCGTCGTGCACGCCGTGGCGCACGAGCTCCGTCGCCGGGTGTTTGCCCGCGGTGCGATTCTCCGGCCCGCACGGGCTCTTACCGCACGTGCAGCGCCCATTGCGCAGGCTGTGCAGCGGGAGGACCGCCCAGCCGAGCGCGGCGTAGCGAAGCGCGGCGTCGAGCGAACTCACGCCGTCTGGCTCCCGCGCAGCACCGCCAGGTGCTCTTCCGGGCAGAAGCGCCAGCGCGTGCCGGAGGCGGTGACGTGCACCGGCGCGTCCGCGCACTCCTCGCACAGCGGCACCGGCCCCGAGGGGCGCTGCAGGTGGCGGGCGACGGCCGTGGCGCGTTCCAGCTCGGCGCGATCGGCGGCGATATCGAGGGCGTCGGCGGTCATGGCCGGTTGCACTCCACGTTTACGCAACGCGTGCTGTGATCACTTTGGGGCGCCATGTGCCTGGCGCTCGGCGAGGTCGAAGAAGTCATGCCGGCGCCCTCTGCGTCGAAAACGCGCGCAGGCGGGACAGCAGCGCCGTGTACGCCGCCTGCTGGTGCAGGCCCGCCGCTTCGATCAGGCGCATCTCGTTCTGCGTGATCAGGTTGTCGGCCAGTGCTTCCTGCAGCACGCGGTCGAACTCGCCCTCGGCCGCGTTGGCCACGAGCAACGCCTGCAGCACCGCGCCGGGTTCTTCCACCGCGTCGCACTTCTGCAGCACGTAGCCGTGGCGCGCCGCCATCGCCTGCAGGATCCGGTGGTCGCCGGTGACGCCCATGATCTCGTCGGCCTCGGCGAGCGTGAGGTGGTGCGTCGTGTTGTTGGGGTTGACCTTGTTGCGCAGGACCGCGGGATTCATGCCCGTGCGCGGCGCGAGCGACTCGCTGCCGCCCGGGTAGTCGTGGACCGTCTTGTGGGCGGCGTCGATGATGTTCACGGCGTGTGGATTCGCACGTTGATGGTCTCGGCCGCTGAGACGAGGATGACGGCCATGAACAGACAGGTGATCGATTTCGAGCGAGCGGCGCGGGCGGCCATGTCACGCGGCCTCGTGGACCGGTGCGTTCGGCGCCTGGCCGAAGACGTCGGGGCGCAGCTCGTAGCGCGTGATCGCGCCGGCGGTGGCCTGCTCGATCGGCAGGCAGTGGTGCGCCGCGACCGGCCTGCGCTCGGTCGCCCACTGGGATACCAGTGAGACATGGACGCCGCAGGCCTTTGCCAGATTCGGCCGGCCCACAAGCTCGATAGCTCGGGAAATGGCAGTGCTCATTTCGCTGTTGTAGCACCGCTATCGCTACCTTGCAATAGCCCTGCTCAGCGACTTCGCGCGATAGTCGGCAGTAGCGTTGCTGTCATGAGCACCCGAGACGTAACGCCGACGCCGGAATCGCGCGTCATTACGGCCGCTATCGACGCGGCTGGGATATCGAAAGCGGCGATCGCCGACCACATGGGCGTGACGCCTGGGCTCGTGTCGCAATGGGCGCTCGGCCGGCGGCCGGTAGCGGCGACGCACGCCCCGAAGCTGGCCGCCCTACTCCACGAGGAGCCCGAGCGCGTCTCCGCGGCCTATCGCGACGCGATGGCGCTATCGGCGCGCGTCAATGGCTCCGCCTACGCCGGCGAGCAGGGACCGACCGCTATGGATGAGCGCGACAGGGAGCTGGTGATTGCCCGGCTCGAGAACGACGTGCACGCGCTGAACCTCGCGCTGGGCACGCTCGTGGCCGTCATGGTCCAGCATCGACCACGCGAAGCTGAGGACGCGGCGGGGCTGATTCGTCGCCAGGTGCCGTCTCGCTTTCGGGACAAGGGCCTGATCCATGAACTGCTGACAGCGCTGGAGCGTTCCGGCGCTTAGGCAGCGGATCGGGATCCCGCTTCGTCTCGCGAAGCCGATCCATCCGCGCCACCCAGTCCGCCATGAATTCTTCAGCCGTCATCTTCACACCCCTTTCACGTTGTTATAGCACCGGCCGTCCCGCTGCCTGCGACACCCTACCGAGAGAATTTCCGTGCTCATTCGTCTAACCGGCTGTCTTTGCCTCGTGGTTGCGATTTCCGCGTGCAATAGCGGCGCTTCATCCAGCACCGGCAAGCCCTATACCGGCGTGCTCCGCACCGACGACGGCACGATCTACGTCCACCTCGAGCAGCCGTCCGCGTTGGGCGGCCAGTGCGCGGGCTGGAACACGGTATCAATGCGCAGCACCGCCAATCCGCAGGCCGCCCCGATCGACAACCTCTTGTGCTGGAGGCGCGATGGGGATGAGGTGATCGTCCGGGACGCCCAGGGCCGCAATGAAAACCGCGCACCGCGCGCCCTGCTGACGGACTGACTCACGGGTCGCGCAAGAAAGCCATTTCCACAGGGGAAACCATGAAATACGCGGCGATTCTGATGATCGCGGTGCTTTCGGCCTGCAGCACCACGCAGGTCTATCAGAACCCCGGCGCCACCTATGCGCCCACCGGCGCCGGTCAGGTCGCGGTGTTCTACTCACAGCCGTCGCAGGCCTACGACGTGCTCGGTGTCGTCAGCGCCACCCGCTGGAAGCCCGGCTTTACCGACCCGTCGGTGTCCGATGCCCTGCCCCAGCTCCGGGAGGCCGCAGCCAGGCTCGGCGCCGACGCGGTGATCGTCCGCGCGTCGCGCTCCAACAATGACCGGCACACGGTCGTTGAAGGCGAAGCGATCCGCTACCGGGACCGCGCAACGGCGCCGGCGAGCGGCGCGTCTGGCGCTGCTGAGTGCGAGGCCTGCAAGAAGATCGGCGGCTGAGCTACGTGATCGTGCGAACGGGCCCGCTTCGGCGGGCCTTTTTATTGGCCGCATGGCGTCGATAGGCGCGCCCTATTGATTCCGGCAGTTTCATCCAAACAATTCATCTAAACGGATAGCGTCGCTACTTGCTATCTGCGGTAGCGGTGCTATTGTTCGTTCACGGGCTGATTACAGCCTGCCGGAGCGAACCGATGAACCCGCACCCCAGCCAGAACTCCGCACCCCAGCTCACCCGCGACCGCTACCAGGCGCTGCGCCGCCACTACCGCCTCGCCCGCCGCGAGGACAACGAGATCGCCGCGCGCATGCCGGTCCTTTCCTCGACCTGGCGCAAGCGCCCCACCGTCAGCCGCACCGCCGCCATCGAGCAGGCCATCCCGGCCGCCCTCGTCGCCACGTTCGGCCGCCCGCAGCCGCCTGTGCTGCGTTCGGTCGCCGGTGCCCGTCTCGCCCAGCGTAACGCCCGCCGTGGCCGCGCCGCGGTGCTGGCGGATGCCGTGGCCAAGCTTCGCGAGGTGCGGGCGTGAGCCGCTACCCCCTCGGCCCGCTCGAGGCCGCCTTCGCCTCCATCTTCGGCTACCGCGCCGCTGCTGAGCCGATCGAGCCGGGCGAGTTCGACGAGCCCGATCCCGCGACCGTCGAGCGCGTGCGCCGCGAGCTCGAGGACATGCGCCGCCGCCAGCGCGAGCACAGCCCGATCTCGCCGTTCGGCAACCGCTCGGGAGCCGAGCTGTGAGCCGCGGCGACGTGGGGATGCCGTACCCCGAGAACCGTACGGCACCGCTGGTCGTGCGCATCGTCGCCGGCTGCGTCGGCGTGACGGTCTTCGTGGTGTTCGCGGCCTTCCTGCTGCACATCGCGCGCACGGTCGCCGCCTTCCACGGAGCCGGCGCATGAGCAGCCTCGCCTTCCTCTCCATCGAGCGCGTGCTGCACGGTCGCGCACCGCGGCAGGTGCCGAGCAACGACGAGCGCGTGCGCGCCTTCCGCGCCTTCGCCCCGGTCGTGCACGCGAACAGCTTCTTCCGTTTCCCCCGATCCGCTCACGAACGCTACGCCGCGGAAGCCTGCGCCGACGCGGAACCCTCCACCGACGACTACGCACCGGAGACGCCATGAACACCCGACTGGACACGCTGTGCCTGGCGCTCTCGCGCGCCAAGCAGGACGAAGAGACCGCCCGCGAGGCCCGCATCGCGATCGAGACCGAGATCGTGAAGCTCGTCGAGGCGAAGGACGAAGGCACCGCTCACGCAATGGGCGAGCAGTTCAAGGCGACGGTGACGTTCGGCGTCAACCGCACGGTCGACCGCGCCGCGCTCGACGCGATCCGCGACCAGGTGCCGACGGCGCTCTTCTTCCGCGCCTTCGAGTACCGCCCGGCAATCGACACCGCCGGCCTGCGCTATCTGCGCAACAACGAGCCGGAGGTCTACGCCCAGCTCGCGCAGGCCATCACCGCCAAGCCGGCGAAGCCCTCCGTCCGCGTGGAGGCGATGACTGAAGAACGTCGTCGGGCCGCGTGACCGAATCGCTGCTCTGCATCGCCCTCGTCTGCCTCATCGGCGCGCTCTGCGCCGGACGCGTCCGTCCCAGCACCAGGAACTGAACATGGCCATCTCCCTCGAATCCATCTCACGCACCGCCCGCAACAGCGCACCGCCGCGCGTCGTCATCCACGGCGCGCAGAAGATCGGCAAGACGACCTTCGCCGCCGGCGCGTTCAACCCGATCTTCATCGCGCTCGAGGACGGCCTCTCCGGCCTCGACGACGTGGCGGCCTTCAACGGCGGCGCGCCGCTGCGCAGCTACGAGGAAGTCGACCAGGCGCTCGACGTGCTGCTCAACGATAAGCACGACTTCGGCACCGTGGTCGTCGACTCCACCGACTGGCTGGAGCCGCTGATCTGGGACTTCACCTGCCGCAAGAACAACTGGCAGTCGATCGAGCAGCCCGGTTTCGGCAAGGGCTACGTGGAAGCGAATGCCGTGTGGCGCGGGTTCCTCGACAAGCTCAACCGCCTGCGCACCGTGCGCGGCATGGCCGTGATCCTCATCGCCCACAGCGCGGTGAAGCGCTTCGAGGCGCCGGACACCGAGGCGTTCGACCGCTACGAACTGAAGATGCAGAAGGGCGCGCTCGGCCTGATCGTCGAGTGGGCGGACGCGATCCTCTTCGCCCAGGAAGAGACGGCGATCAAGAAGGAAGCGAACGGCCAGAACGTCCGCGCCCGCGGCATCTCGACCGGCCGCCGCATCGTCAACACGAACGCCAAGCCCAGCTTCATCGCCGGCAACCGCTACGGCCTGCCGGACGTGCTGGATCTGGACTGGAACGCGTTTGCCGACGCGCTGAATCCGCCGGGCGCCCAAGCGCGCGCCGCCTGATCGGAACCGGGAGCGGATCGCGCACGGACCGCGGCTGCAACCAACGGACGCTCCCACCCTCGCACCACCAACCTCCGCTACCGAGACACGCACATGGCACTGCTCACCAATCTGTACAACCCCGACGCCGAGGCCTCGCAGGAGATCGGCTGTATCCCCACCGGCGAGTACCTCGTCCAGATCGTCGACAGCGACATGAAGCCGACGAAGAACAACGACGGCCAGTACCTCGAACTGACGCACGAGGTCATCGATGGGCCGTACAAGGGCCGCAAGGTCTGGGCGCGCCTGAATCTCGACAATCCGAACGCCCAGGCCGTCGAGATCGCCAATCGCGACTTCGCGGCGATTCGCCACGCGACCGGCGTGATGAATCCGCGCGACTCTGCGGACCTGCACCGCAAGCCGATGGTGATCCGCGTCGAGATGATCCCGGCCGGCACCGTCAACCGTCGCGGCGTCGCCAGCGACCGCGACCGCAACGAAATCCGCACGTGGAAGGCCGCCGAAGGTGGCGCGGGAAACGCGCAGGGGGCGTCCGCATCGACGACGCAGACGTCCCGTTCTAGCGCCCCCTGGCAGCGCAACCGCGCCGCCTGAGTTCCGTGGGCTGAGCACCGCAGCCGGAGCGGCCTGAACACCCGCTCCACTCTCCTGGGCCGTGCCGGCGGCCTGACGCGTGCACCGGTGTTGTTTTTCAGGGCGGCGGGCCTCCCCTCCCGTCGCCCTCTTTTCCCTTCGCATCCGAATCCGAATCCATGGCCAGCCTGCCCGCCTCCGTGACCGTCAGCCCGCTCGTCAGCGCGATCTATGCGCACTGGGAGAACACGCCCCAGCGCCCGCGCACGTATCTCGGCGGCAGCGTCATCGGCCGCGAGTGCGAACGGCAGCTCTGGTACGCCTTCCGCTGGTGCGGCACCGGTGCGCGCGAGTTCGACGGCCGCATGCTGCGCCTGTTCGACCGTGGCCACCGCGAAGAGCCGACGTTCGTCGCCGAGCTGCGCGGCATCGGCTGCGAAGTGCACGACACCGATCCGTCGACCGGTCAGCAGTTCCGCTTCAAGGCGCTCAGCGGCCACGCCGCCGGCGGTATCGACGGCGTCGCGCTGGGTCTGCCCGAAGCGCCCAAGACGTGGCACCTGCTCGAATTCAAGACGCACAGCGCCAAGAGCTTCGGCGACCTGGTGAAGCACGGCGTCGCCAAGTCCAAGCCCGAGCACTGGGCGCAGATGCAGATCTACATGCGCTGGGCCGATCTCGACCGCGCGCAGTACCTCGCCGTGAACAAGGACACGGACGAGCTCTACGCCGAGCGCATCCATGCCGACAAGGAAGCGGGTGCGCGTCTGGAGGCGAAGGCCGAGCGCATCATCTTCGCCGCCGAGCCGCTGCCGCGCATCAGCGACGACGCAGCGCACTACCGCTGCAAGATGTGCCCCGCGGCGACGATCTGCCACACCGCGAAGCTGCCGGCGCCGAACTGCCGCAACTGCCTGCACGCGACGCCCGAGCGCGATGGCGACGGCCGCTGGAGCTGCGCACGGCACGGCGAGCCCGGCGACGCGATCCCGACCGACATCCAGTCCGAGGGCTGCCAGCAGCACCGGTACATCCCCGCGCTGCTCGCGCGCTGGGGCGAGGCGGTGGACGCCAGCGAAGCCGAGGAATGGGTCGAGTACCGCATGCCGTCGGGCGCGACGTTCCGCAACGGCGCCTGGGGCGTCGAGAGTTTCACGTCCGCCGAGCTGTTCGCCGCGAATCCCGCGCTGCTGCACCACCCGGACTTCGTGCGCCTGCGCCGCGATACAGGCGCGCGCTTCACGTCGGGCGCGTTCGGGGAGGCGGCGTGATGGGCGCGTTTGATGGCTATTTTCCCGGCCGGCGCAATACGCCGCGCGCCGAGCCCGCAGGCGAGCAGTATGTGGCCAGTGTCCCCAGCGTCACGCTGACATCCGACTACAGCGTCGAGAGCCTAGATGCCGCCGCGCACGCCGCCGCGGCAAAAGGCGAGACGCACATTTACGTGCCCGATAGCCATGCACGCAGTTCCGGGATCCGCGTCCCCGTGTGGTACGCCCGGGCGCTCGCTGAGCATCTGCGCGGCGGCGGAGAGACGCACTAATGCAACTCCGTCCCTACCAGCAATCCGCCCTCGACGCGCTCTGGGCGTACCTGCGCGGCGCCGACGGCAATCCCGCTCTCGTGCTGCCGACGGGCGCCGGCAAGTCGCCGCTCATGGGCGCGATCGCCCGCGAGGCGACCGAGACCTGGTCGGGCCGCGTGGGCATCCTCGCGCACGTCCAGGAGCTCGTGCAGCAGAACGAGGCGAAGCTGCGCGCCATCTCGCCGACCGCCGACGTGGGCGTGTACGCGGCAGGCCTGCGACGGCGCGACCGCTTCAACAAGATCCTCGTGATGCAGATCCAGTCGGTCGCCAAGCGCGCGACCGCACTGGGGCACTTCGACCTGCTGCTGATCGACGAGGCGCACCGCATCCCGCTCAAGGGCGACGGCCAGTACCTGCAGTTCATCCGCGACTGCCGACGCATCAATCCCGCGCTGCGCGTCGTCGGCCTGACCGCCACGCCGTACCGCCTGCAAGGCGCCGCGGTGCCCGTGTGCGGCCCCGACGCCGTGCTGACGGAGATCGCGTTCGAGGCGCGCATCCCCGACCTGATCCGCGAAGGCTACCTGTCCCGCCTCGTCAGCCGCGGCGGCGAGCTGCCGGACCTCAAGGGCGTGGCGATCCGAGGCGGCGAGTTCGTCGAATCGGCGCTGGCCGAGCGCATGGACGACGCCGGGCTGATCGCGCGCACCGTGGACGACCTCTGCGCCCGCGCGGCCGACCGGCGCGCGTGGATCGTGTTCTGCGTCAACGTGAGCCACGCCGAGCACGTGCGCGACGCGCTGCAGGCGCGTGGCATCGCGACGGGGCTGGTGCATGGCGGAACGCCGCGCGCCGAGCGCGACAGCCAGATCGCCGCCTTCCAGGCCGGCCGCCTGCGCGCGATGGTCAACGTCAACGTGTTGTCCGAGGGCTTCGACGCGCCGCACATCGACTGCGTCGCGATGCTGCGGCCCACCAAGAGCCCGGGCCTGTACTACCAGCAGGTCGGCCGCGGGCTGCGCCTGGCGCCGGGCAAGAGCGACTGCCTCGTCCTCGACTACGCCGGCAACGTGCTCGAGCACGGCCCCGTCGACGAGATCCGCGTGCGGCGCCCGGCACGCGAGGGTGCAGCGGCCGAGGTCGTCACGGCGCGCGTCAAGGAATGCGCGTGCGGCGCCCTGCTCGCGCTGGGCATCCGCCAGTGCCCGGAGTGCGGCCATGCGTTCGGTTCGTCCGATCCGGCGCACGCCGAGCGGCCCGTCGACGCGCCGGTGCTGTCGATCGACCGCCCGCGCCGCATCACTGAGCACGACGTGCGCGGCGTGAGCTACGCGCGCCACAGCAAGCCCGGAAAAACTCCCTCCCTGCGCGTCACCTACCACTGCGGCCTGCGCCAGTTCCACGAATGGGTGTGCATCGAGCACGCCGGCCTCGCGCGCGCGAAGGCGCTCCGCTGGTGGCAGGCGCGCAGTAGCGAGTCGTGCCCGCGCAGCGTCGAGGAAGCGATGGCGCAGACGCCGAGCCTGCGGCGCCCGAGCGTGATCGTCGTCGACGAGACCGACAAGTTTCCCGAGATCAAGGAACACCGCTTCACCGACGAAGCGCCCGCGTTGCGCGAGCTGCCGACGGCAGCCGGCCCGGGCGCACCCACCTGGCTGTCGAGCGCGCTGGGCGCGCAGAGGAAACGAGCGTGAGCGTTACGGAAATGACGAACGACCCCAATCCCCAGGCCGACGCTGGGGCGAAGCTGGCGGAAATGAGCGAGGCGCAGATGCGCGACGCGACTGTGCCGACGTGCGATTCGGTCGACGATCTGCGCAGCTACATCGAGACGCTGACGACGCGGAGCCACGACTATGGCACCTGCGTGTATGCCATGAGCATGGCGGCGACTGCCGCGTTCAACTACGTCGCTCGCCAGCTTGGCGTTACTGGCTTCCAGGCTGGCTGCGCCGACATGGACATTCTGCGCCGCACTCGGAGGATCGACGGCCCCTTCATGGTCGTCGAAATCGGCAATGCGCTGTACCCGCAGTACGACCTGCCGGGGCGTGTCGCGGAGGCCATCGAGGAGAGCCGCGAGTGGCTGGCAGAGCAGGCGCGCGAAAGGCTTGCCGAGAACCATGAGTTCGTCTCGCCGGCCGTTGTCGCGCACTGGGAAAAGCTCGCCGCCGAGTCCCATGCCCGTGCCCTTATTGGGGCGACGGCTCAGGAGAAGCAGGCGTGAGCGGGCATACGACTCTGGCGGAGCTGCTCAAGCAGTGTCGCCAGCAACGCGGCCTGTCGCTCCGTGAGGCCGCGCCGGCTATCGGCATCAGCCACGGCCAGCTCTGCGACATCGAATCGGGCAAGCAAACGAACCTCACGCTCGCCACATTGCGAGGGGCGCAGCTCGTTTACCGAATCAGCGACCGCACTCTGTGGGCGGCCGCAAAGGAAACACATATCCGAGGTGCCGCATGACCGCCCAAACGCAACCGAGCGCGGTCGAGGCGCTGCGTGATGCTGCGAATATTGCGCTAGACGACCTCACCTACCTGATTAACGAGGGCGCGAGTATCGGCCGGGGTGATCGTCTAGCCCGAACCCGCGACGCTCTTGCCGCCGTCCTCGCCGCCTCTCAGGAAGCCCCGAAGGCGGGACCGGTGCTGATCGATTCGTGCATCGCGCGGCACATCCCCGACGCCGCCTATGGCCCGAAGTACGGCATCGACTGGATTTACCACGATGACGTCGATGGGGTGCTGTCGGAGCGCGAGGCATTCGCCGCCCCTACGCCGCCCGCCTCTCAGTCCGCCAAGGGCGATGCTGCGCCGGCTGGGGATGCGGTGCGGGATGCTGCCACGTCGTTCG